AATTAGCTACCTCAAAATTCCTTTGGTCCGAATTTTGACCAGCGGTAACTACCTTTTCGGCGACGGTCCGGCTCCCCATTCAAGGGGGTCGACGTCTCCCAATCCCTCACTTGCTTTGCGCGTTCCTCATCAGAAATGAGGCGGAACACAAGAGGCAAGTACGAGTCCTGCAAACATCGCTGTGCCTGCAGGTAGTAGGCGTACCAGACATAAGGTCGTTCCCTTTGTTTTCTCGGTCGTTTCCTTCGTGAGAAGGTTAACTTCCAATAAACAGGGTGTGAGGACTCATACGTAATGTATTGAGCCTCTAAACCGAACATCTGAGACGGCGGAATATGATGCTTTATACCAGCATGGTCAACTTCCCAAGCCGGTACGAAACAGATCTTCCGCTTCCTACTAGTGATTGTTCTAAGAAGGTAATTCAAAGTAATGGGTATTTCGCAAGGTTCCCAACGGTCAAGAAGACCATTGATCATCTTGTGACACCAAGCCAAATATTCATTTGGTGGTACCATCCCATCGCTTTGTAAGTCACACTCAGGCATATATGGCCTGACATCCACACCACCCTTATAGTCACCTCCACAGCTTTCTCGAAAGAAGCTATGTGAAGGCCTGTCGGGATCTGGGGCATCGTAAAAACTCTTTTCAGAGTTAATCGTAAACCCTAGTTCCGACATAATTGCTATAAGTTGTGAGGACATCCGTGTGGGGACTATTATGTCATCCCCATACACCGATACCTTACCTCTACAATTCAGTAGAGTACGTGTGGCCTCCGCAAGGCTGAAAAACAGCAATGTTTGCAGCGGGAACGTGTGTCCCTCACCCATGAGCATCCAGCTCGTGAGTTTGGTGCGGGTATTACCAACCATTATGGTCGGAACCCTCACGCACTCGAGTGCATGGATCCAAGACTTCGGAACCAATAGCTCGATATGCCGCTGCACAAAACTGTCTGACGCCTTACTCATATCTAACGTAGCGAGGTGGCCCGTAACAGAAGCCACTTTTGCCCACCGGCGATGCCGGTCTTGCTGTTTGGCAAGGTCGATATGAGTTTCCTTTTCCAAGCGCTCACGCACATAGTCTCCGAGACCTCTTGACAGAAAACCGCCAAGAACTGTCCCGGGTGCGATGATACGAGCACTCTTAAAGGATTTCGGAACCGCTGTCGCATTGAGTTGGTCATAGATCTTTATAGACCTACTTCCTTTGCGCACTGCACGGAGCAAGTGCACATCTCGCGCAAGGCACGACTTAAAAACCGCGCTTTGTAAAACCGACCCTGAGGGAGTTTCAACTCTCCGATCAAGGTAAGCCTCACTGCGCGGCAATTTGTAAGCCGCACGCTTGCCGTACGAACATGAATCTAGCCATACGTCCCACGAAAATTCGCCAAGTATCTTATGGCATATTTCTCGTGCGCGCTGGGTCGCGAGCGTTGCTCGTAGACTCATTGGTTCAGGACAAACAAATCGTTCTTGACTCTCTATGAAACCAGTAAAGGCTTCTTTTGAAAGTTCATCAAACGACTTGTCATCTGGCCAGATAACACGCTTATCGAAGTTCCGAATTTGCTGGAGCTTCTTAAACATGTATGGAGGCCACCAGAAAGATTCTGGTATCCCTGCACCGCGTTCGTATTTTCGGCATATCCGGTCCAGATTCGGACTAGATAAGTCGAGACTCAACGCTTCCTTAACACCCCGCATAAGAGTGTCAAGTTGACAAAGGTTTTTACTACGCCTTGTCTTCTGATACTTCTTGCTGGATAGTATCATTGATCATCTCCTTAGCTAAGGTTGCTTACGCTGGCAAAGTGCCAGCAACGTAGAGATCGTCAAAGGCAGACGAAATTGCTATCTGCCCAGCCATTTCCCGAATTTCTGCCACATTCGCGGCAGAAGCTTCAGGATGGTATTCGATCTCCACACGAGCAACTTGATAGCTAACTGAGCCATCG